AAATTCAACGATATAGCTTGGTCAATATGCTTTTGTCGAATACCATTTTGACGAACGATTTCGTACGGGTTGATTTCTTTGAATGTTAAGAATACTTCTTTTTCTTCAGCAGATAAAATATGGTCAGGTAAACCCATAACGGAACCTTTATCTTTTGCAATTTGTTCCCAAATACTATCGATATTATATCCTTTAGATTTAAGTAAACGCTCTAATGTTGGGTTACGTTTAATAAATGTACCTTTAGCTGTTTTTAAGTTAAATACATTTGCGGGAATAGGTTCAATTGATGGAGAAACACCACCGGAGATATTTGCATTTGATACAGTTGGGGCAATTGCTTGATGATGTGTATGTCTCAAACCTGTACCTTTACACCATTCTGGTTCACCATATAATTCTGCTTGGTCTCGGGAAGCTTTTAATGTTTCTTTTTCAATAAATTGAGACATCAATCGAGTGTGTGAATTTGCTTGTAAACCTGCAAATGGGATACCTTTTTCTTGTAGAAACGTGTGCCATCCTAAAACACCAATACCAATTGCTCTACCTTTAACTGCTGAGCGGTATGTATTTTCCATGAATTTTACATTCTTTGCTCTGTCAATAAATTCTTGTAATACACCCTCTAAAAACCAACAAGTTAATTCAGGTAAAGTCATTCCATTTTCAAACTTATAGTCTTTCCACTCATCCCATCTAGCCAAATTAAGGGAAGATAAACAGCAAATGAATGAATGTAATGGATCTGTATAAAGTGCAATCTCGGAACAAATATTTGTCATTGAGACTTTCAAGTTATTGTTCTTATATGCTTGTGGATTATTGTTGTTGATATTATCCTCAAACATTAAATATGGCTCACCTGTCTCTAAACGTGTTTTTAAAATTTCACCCCATAGTCTTAGAGCACGTGGTTCTTTTGACTCTAACTTGTTCATGAAATCATCATCGATAACAACACATTGATGCATGTTTAGACATTGACGATTTACATCTCCTTTTGGACGACGAATCATTAAAAATTCCTCAATATCTGGGTGATTAATGTGTAGATTAACTGATGCTGCTCCTCGTCTAACTGAACCTTGGTTTGTAGCTAAAATAGTTGAATCATAGATTTTAATCCATGGAACTACACCTTCAGAAGTACCATTACCTGCAATTTCTTTACCTCTACCTCTAATTCGAGATACACCAATTCCAACTCCACCACCTTGAGATGATAATCGCATTAATTCAGAATTTGCCATTGCAATCCCTTCAATTGAGTCATCTGTGTCAATCCCAAAACATGAAATAGGCATTCCACGTTCTGTACCCATATTGGATAGAACAGGAGATGCTAAACACAACCAGTTTTTCTCCATAGCTTCAAAGAAGAATGATTGAAGATCCTTACGTTTTAATCTACGAGATGCTGCCTTTGATACTCTATGAAATGCTTTAAATACATCCTCATGTGGTAAAAGATAACCCTGTGATATAATGGAGGTACCAATTTCGTCCATCCAATTTGGGAAGTTCTTTCCCTTGACCCAATTGCTTGTGTCTACATTTAATTTACTCATTTGTTGTTTTGTTTTATAAGTCGCTCCAGTCAGCGGTTGATTTTGAATAATCTGTTACTCTTCCTGCGAAGAAATCTTGATGGGTTTTACCACTTGTTAAATGTCCAAACCATTCCATTGATTTTAATAGATTTGGATCAATATCGTTATATAATGGTGGAAATCCAAGTTCTATTAATTTTTGATTTGCTCTCTCTTTGATAAAGTTCTTTAATTGATCTTGATTTAAACCTTCAACGTCACCCATCTCAAATGCCGCATCTATAAAGTCAAACTCTAATTTAACTGAAAGTTCACACGCCTCATATATAGCATCTTCCATTTCACTATCATTCAATTCTGGCATCTCTTCCATCATTGTTCTGAATAGCCAACATCCTGCTTTTGAGTGTAAGGACTCATCTCTAACACTATATTCTACAATTTGTCCTGTTCCTTTCATCATATTTCGCAATTGAAAAGACATTAAGATAGCAAACGAGGAGAATAAATTTACACCTTCTGTAAATGCTGAAAATACAGCTAAAGATAGTGCTTGCTCACGTAATGTGTCTCCAGGTAGTTCAGTTAAACGATCGATCTTTGCTTTTGCTTCTTCATCTTCCATAAATGCTTTAAAGTCATCTAAACCTAATTCTTCGTTTAAACGAGCATAAGCCTCAGCATGTATTGATTCGAAATCAGCGAATACACACGCCATAGCTTTGATTTCATGTTTAGGGAACCATACTGCTACCTTTGTGGACCAGTAATCGTTTACATACGTTTCCGTTTGAGCGAACGATTTTAAGATATTTCCGATTAGATTCTTTTCAGATTCGGATAATTTCATTTTCCAGTCATTTAAGTCGGATGAAAGTGGAACTTCATCAGCTAACCAATGTACTCTGTGTTGATCTTTGAAGAAATCAAATGCTATTTGATACTCAAACGGTTTGTAATGTGGACGATAATCTGTAATTGCCATTGGTTTATGTATTTAATTCAAAAAATTTATTTGCTAACATTTTCTTATCTAACTCGTCAAAATTAGTTTGTGTTGGTTTTTTTAATGTAGGTTCATCATCCTCATCATATGTTTCTGTTATGGTGAAATGGCCAGTGGATGTATCCGCATCTAATTTAAATGTTATACCATCCATACCATATCTATTTTTCATAACGTGGAACCGTCCTGTATTATTAACTTTATCTTCTTTCTTTCTTGATAACGAAAGGGCAAAATCTACAATCATCATCTTGTCGTATGAACCTGCAGCCTTATCGCCCTCAATTACATCATCCTTGGATCCTGCGCGGTTTACTTGAGAAACACTCCAAATTGGGAGTTTAAGTTCGCGAGCTAATCCTTTCGTGCTAGTATAAATATCATCGATTTCGAACTTGCGATCAGAGGATTTGCGTTTTGATGAAAGTAAATCAACATAATCAATTATAATCAAATCTGGCTGTATCCCTAGCGAGATAATTTTCTTTATATGTGATTCAATTGTATTGATTGTTGCCTTACCTGTTACAAACTCCTTGATAATCAATTCACCTTTCAATTCGGGCAGAACTTCTTCTACTTCTTTTCTATGGTCTAGAATTAGATTTACTGGGATTTTTGTAAAGAATGCATCGTATCTTCTACCTACATAATCTTCACTTAACTCTAGGGTGTAATGGATTACATTGTATCCCATTTGGATAGCGTATCCACCTAGAGCAACGAGAGACCAAGATTTACCACCTCCTGGATTGCCAAATATAAGGCCAAAATCGCCGTTTCCCAATCCACCCTGTAGCATATTGCTAATCTCGGGCCAAGGTGTAGGTATAGTGCTCCTATTATCCTGTCTAAACCTTGATTCCACATCTTTATTATATTCATGTCCTAAATTTTTATCTTGCCCTGCTTTCATTGCATTTTCAATCATTGATTTGATTGAATCATAATCGCCAGCTTTAAGTAAATCTACACTGTTTAACAGTGCCTTTTTTAATTGTTGGTTTTTACAAAATGTCGAGAATTCTTCTTGTACATATTCAGTATCCTCGTTACTGGCTCTATATGCTTCTCTAAGTTGTTCTTTAATCGATAACTGTAAAACTTCATTTGTTAACTTCTTCATTTCTGTTTTTAAAACATCCATGGAAGGGTTTGTATGGTATTTTTCGTAATAGTTTAAGATCTCTTTAACGATCCATTGGTGTGCTTGATTTCCAAAACTATTCTCATCTAATATATCATGTATGTTTACTAAAAATTCTTTATGTGTTAACAAAGATGATATTACTTTGATTTGGAACTGCGGTCCGTATTCTTCTATTGATTGGAGTGTCAAAACTTTTATTTTTTAAATTATTAATAACTTTTATTGGAATATACGAAAACTTTATTTAGAAGTCACTAAATCTTGGAAAATATCTTTAATCCAAAATTCTACATTTCTTATCAACCCGCCAAGTTGATCATCGTTGTACATTTTTATAAATTCTTTGGCGTGTAATTGTAAATCGGTATGTTTGATAAACTCATCAACATATAACTTGTCCTCATCTGTCATCATTGGGTTAGACAAATCCATAATTTTGTATTTGTTTTCTAACATCTCAACGTCTTGGAGAATTCTAGCATATATAACGTGTTCATCCATCTTTGCCTCGCTAATATCTAATATATCATCAAAGGTTAGATCGTGAGTTGCTAATTCGGGGAACAATTTAAATAGTTTTCCTAACCCTAATCCTTTAATTCCAGGAAGTGCATCCGAGGCATCACCCATCAGTGTTTTCATCAAGATAAAATTACTAGGATCTAATCCGAATTTTTTCCTTACTACATCTGTAGTGAAGAATTCTTTCTCAATGGGTCTATATACAATTACTTGATCAGTAACTAATTGAAGGTAATCTTTGTCACTAGATACTATGAATACTTTTTCCTCTTTTGTTTGAGGTAATACTCCACTCATATATGCGATAACATCATCCGCTTCTACTTGACCCAATGTAATTACTTTAACTGGAAGTGCTGTTAGATATTCTATAATTCTAACTATTTGGTTGTATTTTGCATCATCTTCTTCATCAATATTGTCAAACAATTCGTGTTTTGTTACCCTAGTTACATTTCGGTTAGATTTGTATTCCGGGATAATATTTTTACGATTGGTAGATGAGCCAATCCCATCAAATACTACAACAATTTGTGTTGGTTGTATTTGACGGGTTAGTGCTCCTAAAGATCTAAAAAATCCTCCTAAACCACCAATATGAGCTCCATTAGAATTCACAGAATTAATAACACTAAAATTTCTAAAGAATAGATTCAACCCATCGATAAGCATATACTTTTCAGGTTGGGGTGTTTCGGTTGTATTTTCTTGAACATTGTTCAAGAGATTTAATAGATCTTTTTTCATATAACTTTTATTTTTCGTCCATCACATCATCGAATAGATCTGATGTTGGTTTACCTTCTTCCCATTCGCTGTTATCTTCAACAACACTATAGTTACCTGCCCCTAATATATCAGCCCATTCATGTGAGTGTGCTTTTTTATACTTATCTAACTCTCTAGGATCATCTTTAATGAATCCATGTACCGTTGATATAATAGTACCTACAGTAGTGATTCCGTTTACGTGATTTTTATCACATGCAATTTTAGTACGTAAAGCAAATTCTACTTTTTTCTTATCTTTAGTAGCATTAATTTTAGATGTACCTGCATTAGTGATATTACCAAACGTTAAACATAATGAAGCATCATAGTAGAACGTATCTCCACCTTTATTTGTCATCCTTGGTTGGGACATTGGGGTTAGAGCCGGAGCAACACCTACTTTATTTACTATTAGCAAAGTATTAGTGTATTTTGAGCTTTCCTTACGAGATAATATGATTTGTTGGTTGATAAAATTACCAAATTGAGTTGAAATAGCACCTGCATTCCACATTGGGTTGTTTGATCCTTTTTCAATACTCATATTACAAGCAATTGATCCTACTGAATCCCATAGAAACAATAAGTCATATGGTAGATTACCTTTCTTTTGTTCTGCAAGTAAATCAATAATGAATAAACCTATATCCTCAATAGAGTTCAATGTACTTCTATCTCTATAGATAAAAAATCCATTTTGATCAATTACCTCACCTGTTTCTTTATCCACAACGTCTTCAATTTGGAAGCCCATTGTTTTCCAGTGATTCCAATCGTGTTTCATTTCCGTAATAATCAATACAGGTAATACACCTTTCTTTTGAGCATTAACTGCCAACTCAATAGATGTTGTACTTTTACCGGTGTTGGATTTACCACGAACGATCATGATATGACCCATAGGACATCCAGGGATTGATAATGCTTCTTGTAAAGCGGGGGAGAATGGGATCCATTCTTGGTCTTTGAATTTAACATTTGATGCTAAACCCTTAGTTTCTTTAAATTTGTCGAGACTAAAGGCAGCTTGGATGGATTTCCCAGCTGCCTCCGTCAATGACTTTCTTGTTTTAGCCATAACTTATTTTTGATTAATATTAAAACGGTAAATCGTCATCCTCGTCAAACAAGGCATCGAATTTGTCTTCAGGTTTTGCTACTTCTTTTTTAGTAGATAAACTGTAGTTTGATTTTGGTTCTGATTTGATTTCTGTTGCAATATCCACTTTAGTTTCTTCTTCATCCTCTTCAGGGTTTAGGAAATGTGTCAATACTATTTTCAACTCATCAAATGTTTTCTTAAATTTCGATTGCATTTCTAAAATATCCGGTTGGTCTTCTAACCACAACTCAACAGTTGAGATATCTTCTGATAATACAGATGTCTTACGCTTTGGTCTAATTGAGGATTTTAAGCCTTGACGTCCACCGATATCACCCATTACTGCCTCTAATGTGAAGTCAAATCCTTCGTTGATGTCTGTAAAGTCACCATAGTCTTCGTCTTCAGCAAGTGCTAACAATTGTAGATAAATTTCTTTACCAAACTCCCATAAACGAACACCTTTTTCTTCTTCACCACGAACGATGATTGGAACAAAGATACGCATTTTTGGATCTAACTTTTTAGCTAATTTCCAGTTTTCACTGTCATTAGTTCCACGAAGTTGTTTTGCGAATTCTACAATTGGGTCTTTTTCACCCCAGTTTGTTAGAGCGTAGATTGGGAATTTTGCAAACCCATAATGTACGAATACTTCCTTGAATGGGTTTTGTTTGTCTAATTTAGACGGAACAACTCTAATTTGTGTTTTACCTTCACCTTTTGGTTTCCACTGCGTCAATGTATAATCGACTTTTTCTTTTTTCTGCCCGGATGTCTGTAAGGCACTCAGTTTGTTTTTGATCAGATTGAGATCCATATTTGATTGATTTATTTGATTACAACTTTAATATACAAAACCTTTATTTGAAATCCAACTACAATTCAATAATCTTGAAAATTCTTGTATTTAATTGTTTGATTTCATTATGTTGGGTAAGTAATATACAATTCTTGTAGTGTTGCCAATTGATTGGAAACTTTGTATTTACTACTCCACCATTCAAATTCTTAATTAGCTCGTTTAAAGCGTTGATTGTATAAAGAGAATTTGTTTCTTTTTTTCTATGAACAAGTATTGTATTGTCTGGAATATCGTTTACATTACCCTGGTCAACATTATAGGTTACAACATATTCGTCATTGCTTTTTACGTGCAATACAAACATCTTGTTGTACATAATGTCGTACTTTCTTGTTAACCCTGAGATAAGTGTGTCCAAATCTTCTAGAGATGAAAAAGTACAGAATAATCTATTATTCGCCATGGAATCCAATATATGATCAAAATCATACCCCTGTTGTGGGTATATGCCATACATATTGGGTTGGGGTGTTAAAAATGTGTTCATAACTTATTTTATTGTATTATATGAAAATTTATTTGCTTATCCAAATTATTTTAGCAAATATTATTGTAATTTGTACCTTTTTTAAACTTAACTTGTAGTTTGTATTTATTGAATAACTCTAGTATTTCCTTTAATGTTTTTTTTTCACTTTTATCAACATCAAATAAAAAACTATCGTACACGTATAGAACTAATTTTGTTTTCTTTCCCCGTAACAACTTTAATATATCCCATAATATGCATATATTTGTTGATGTTTCCAAGTTCTGAAGTAAATAGTTCAATAGTTTTTGTGGATTCATGTTATCCAGCTCATCTCTCTTAAACTTGTATCCAGATATAGGACACGTAATTTCTCCTCCATAGTTAAACTCATCCCACAGTTGATCTGTGTATGTTTTTACTTTACGAAAAAATTCCAGATTTTCATATTCTTTCCAAATCCCACCGTAAATTTGTTTAAACGTGATCTCTTTTGCCTTGGCATAGTCAACGTTATACATTTTAGCAAAATCACCATGAATATCATCACTATCAAAAGTGTAATCCAATAGATTAGCAAGAAGGGTAGGATGATAAGCAGAGATATCCATTTCAAGGAAAATATCATTGCGGGGTATAAAACATTCTCTTTCTCCATTTTCTTTATTTAAAGCTGAAAAATTAATCCCTCCAAAAGCATTTGATGGGCGGGTTGTCGTTGTATTTAAATTATATTGTGTGTAGACATATCCATTGGTGTCTCTATCAAAATAGCGTTTATATAGCGTTGAATCCACCTTTATTCCGCTATTTTCTACCATATTGAATACAATGGATGCCTTATTATTGTAGAACGAATTTATTGGTTTATTCAAATATTGTTTTACTTTCTCATAGTTACCCTCACACGATTCATAATGTTTAACAATTGGAATTATTGTGTTAATATCACTTTGATTTGGATATTTGTAGTAGAAGTAACTATGTGCTTGAGTTTGCTCTCGTATATACGTAGGGGGAGGGATGGGAATGGATACACAAGCAGAATGAAAGAAATAATGTAAAAATTCCTTTTTATCTATTACATATACTTTCCCTATACTTTCTATTAATAGTTTTACCTGCTCTAGAGTTACGTGGATCGCCTCGCTATGATCTACTACTACCATATACCCCTTACTACCGTCTAGCGATTTGATATACACGCAAGATACGTTGTTTTCAACGGGGTGGGTTGTATTAGAGAATGGAATTATTTCAACATACGCTTCTTGGATTTTAACCCGAGTAAGTATTTCTATTTTTTCCGTATCTTCTATCAACCAGTACATAGGTTAAAGATACGAAAGATATTTTAAGATTCCAAGTAGTATTTTGAGAATTGTTCTTTAAAGTATTGAGAGAAACCATGCCATTTTTGGTTTTGCTCTATCAACATAATAAGATTTTTATTTGTAGTATATACTTTTTCTTTGTCACCTTTCAGATACCATAAAGTAGTTAAAGGAATATAAAGATCCCATGCTATTTGAGATGATTTTGATGTTAATTGAGAATATGTAGTTTTATCTATTTCTATATACTTTAGTTCATTTGTTTTCTTACAAAAATAACGAGAGAAAACACCCAAATTATAATCTGATTGTGTTGGTGTTGTTAGATTATATGAGGGGATTGATCTTTCATTAGTTATTGAATTTGTAGATAATTTCAAATATGTTGATGTGTCCCCATAATTTATAGTCGTTATTAAATTTGGAGATTCTATACCTGTTGAAATATTAAAATCATTTTCTGTTTTTTCTGTATTTAATGATGTTCTTTCAATTAGTAGTATATTTGGTTTATCTGTATTATTTTTACCAGTATATTTTCTTCCATTAGATAACTCATAGTAGTATCCTTTATAGTTTTCTTTAGTTGTCGATAAGATATATTCTCCACCATTAGTATATTGGTTTGGTTTTATTTGGGAAGATGGATAGTATGACATTTTTAATTAATTTTATTTCTTTTTAAATAATGCATCAAAATTGAATGGTCCTGCTTGTGTTGGGGAAGTTGGTGATTCTATAGGTATAGGAGGTGATGATGTTGTGTTATCCCATTCTTGTGTAACTGTAATAAATTTTATATTGTTATCATATATAAGTTTTGTTAAAGCTTTATTATGTGCTAAATCATTTTTGACTTTTCCATCTTTTTCTCTTTTAGATGAATATATTATACATCCTGAGGACCATCCTTCATCTGTACCATTGTGTATTCTAATACCAGCAAAATTCTGGTTGTATGCCTCTAAACTTACTGCATTTTTATCACTACCTACTCTTGGGAGTACTCCTGGGGATTTGAATGATCCTTTTCCATCAGGGAATGTAACGTAACATCTTACTAGATTTTTATTTCCTGTTGTATCTAAAACTACATTAAAATTACCTTTTGGTATTGCTGTTCTATCTTGGATCTTTTTAGAACGAACTGGGTCTTCTACTGTAAAACCTAATACTTCTCCTTTATACCATAATGTTCCAGATGTTCTTGTTCCATTTGTCCATTCTCTAACTAAAGTAATTCTATCGGTGGATTTAATAAAACTTTGAGATCTCTTAGATAAATCTTCTATTTTTATATAATCGCCAGATGGTGTTCCGGCTACAATAGTATCTGCACTTGATCCAGGTGCTCCTATACTTTCGAGTATATTACTAACAATTGATCCAGGTGTTATAGATTCTCCATCAAATTCCCCTGCAGTTCCTATAATCCTATCTACTTCTGTTTTTATCTGTGCATAATCTAAAATAGGTATTGGTTTAGCTTCATTTTGTGTTTTATCTTCTGTTTGAGCTATTACTACTGTTTCAATGGTAGTTTCCCAATCTGAGTTAGTTAACTTATGGTTAACTCCTTTTATAATAAATCTTAGATTGTCTGGGTAGTTTTTTGGGAGAAATCTAGTTATAACATTTATTTCATTATATATTTTTATACCTGAGAGACCATCCATTGTTATGGTTAAGCTAATAGGGATAAATCCATTTGAGGGGGATGAATATTTTGGTTTTGTTTTTTGAATTTCTGCTTGAACATATTTGTAAAATTCTGTTACGGTAGCAATGTTTTTTTCTATGAGCTCTGTATTTAAACCAGCTTTATCTTTGGTCCAAGCATCATCGACAACATCCTTTAAAGTCCACCCAAATGCAGCATGTTTAGCGCGGTAGAACTCTTCAACATACATTTTATTAGGTTCATCTACATCTCCTGATTTTGATCTAGAATCAGGATCAGCAGCAACATATTTTTCTTTCCATCTATCTATTAAACCTCTATTCCATTTAGAAAACATAGTATTTTCCGTTCCTTTAACATACCCACCAGCGGTAGCTCCAATAGTTGCCATTGTTGCAAACTCATTTGTAATTTCTGTTTTTAAATCAAAGTTACGGACAAAATTTGATACTATTGATTTTTGATTGGGATTTTTACTATTATATCCAAAAAGTTCAAAACTATATTTTGATTTTGTTGGTGGATGATAACTACCATCTATGATATGCAATGTATTTGTATCTTCATCTAAAAAGGGTTCCAAATTATTTATACCCCCCATAGCTTTATTAATAGCTACACATATTGAATTGAAAAAATCAAATAATGAAACATTTCCTTTTTCATCTGTATTTTCATTTAAACTAGCTATTATCTGATTATGACTAACATATATATTCATGGTCCATGCATATCCATAATCAGGATTCTTCCAGGGTATCAGAGTTTTAAAATATTCTTTTTTACTAATTTTCTCCCCAGGACGAACTATACAAACTCTAGGATCTAAAGATACTTGATATGGTAAAGTATACATTTTGTTATCCCATTGACCCGAATCAACACTTATTATTGGAGTGAAATTAGCATTGTCAATTCTTGGAATTACATATGCATTAGCAAAATCAATAAAATGACCTAATCTCATATAAAATCCGGCATCATTTATAGGAGCATCTTCATCTGTTTGACCTTCATTATAATTTAAATACACTACATCTTTATCACCTTGTTCTATATCTATATCCAATTTAGGGAATGACTTAACATATACTTGATATTCTGTAACTATATATTTATCTCCTTCGGTACCATCATTAAGATCAATTAAATTGTTATATTTTTTTGCATCTGGGTAGTTAGATTTAATCCATTCTTCTCCTTCTTCTTTACTATCAAAACCCGATTTTTGGATTTGAACTGGTGGAAAATTAATAGTTCCATCTTTTGGTTTTTTAACAAATGAGGATCCTAAAGATATTGGAACATCATTTATACTACTTTCAATTTGATTATTATCTTGTCTTGTACTAGCATCATATCCAGTATCTGTATTATTTTTTTTATCTACTAATAATTTTTGGTAAAATAAATATGCCGATATCATATTATCTGCTGGGGATGGTGAAATTTCTGTATCTTCCTCAGCAGTATCATCTTCTTTATATAAAGTATATAAATCTCTGATACTTTTAGCAATACTATATGAAGGTGTAATATTAAGTTTTAAAGATTCAACTACATCTCCCAAACTTATAAGTTGTAATTCTATATTATATGAACCATCTTGGGAAAATGTCCAACTAAAGTTAACTACTTTAGCTAATAGACCATCATAGTTTCCTTTTTTACCTCTTCTATATGCTTCAATTGCGGGTAGAAACCCAGAATATGATGAATCTTTCCATCTATCTGAGAAAAATCCGCCTTCAGATTCGGTTAAAGTATAACCCATTTCAATGAGTTTATCACCATCCATATATAAACTATTTCCCCACTCAAGGAATACAGTATATCCTATTCTTAAATATAAAAGATCAATTATTTGAAATTGTTCGGGACTATAGCATTTGATATTGACTGTAGCTCTTTTAATAGAACCACGGTTTAAACTTTTAACATCTACACTTTCAATACCGGGCATAGGTACTAAACCGAATTCTGAAGGTTCTTCTCCAACTTTTACATTATATGTACCTTTTTCAAAATCATATATATTTTTAGGACTATCATCGTATGTGCCTCTTTGTGTCAGACTGGTTGATCCCTGCATATTTGATGTACCTCCAAATAGTACATTTTTTTTAGCTAGTACATCTCCACTATTTTTTCCACCTTCAGTACTACCAAATTCTTCTACAGATCTTGATCCACTAACAAAAACACCAGAGGCTAATTTCACCCACGCTGTTTTTGAGTTTAAATAACTTAGTTGATTTAAAGTTCTAGCAGTTCCATCGGCTCCGGACCCATGGGCTTTTTGTCTAGTATTAATTTGATCGGATACATATGATCTAAACTGTTCTCCTATTATTTTTCCCATAACATTTTAATTACACAACATTATTTAATTCATCATATTGACTTAATATATTAGATATTCTATTTGAAGATGGGATTCTAATTTGAGATCCCGGGATTGGAATAAGTGAATCTGATGGTTGTGAGGATATGTTAGCTCGAGCTATAATCCACCATAAAGATGAATTGTTATAATATGATTGGGCTAATTTATCGTATCTATCACTCAAAGTAGTATACACATAAATGTCTGAGAATTCAACAGTTATTTCAGGATATTTTAAATTTAAATATCTTCGTTGAGGTATCTCAGGTGTATTTATTATTTTTATAGGTGAATATCTAGCCATTATGCTTGATTTATGAATTGATGTAGTGGTTCATTAAATTTCATTTCTGGTCTGAAGTCATGTATTGGTGTGAATTTAATTCCAGATACTTTAATATACATAGGTAATTCCTTTCCGGGGTCTTGGAATTTAACACTCCATGGTGATTCTTCCATTATATCTAAACTCATTCCAGATATAATACCATATTGATTACTTATGTAATTCCCTATTGTTATCTTATGTAAATTTCCAGCCATATATCCACTATTAGTATACGTAGGAGCTAATGAGGAGACAAGGGTATTTAATTGATCATACATTATCCCTAAATTTGTACTATTATCAGCAACTACAGTAAAACCTAAAGAAATATCTCTTGAAAAACTATTGTATTTATGAAATTTTTCCCCACGACCCATATAAGTTTGACTAGCCCAATCAGCACTATATTGGTCTGATAAGTTATCTATATATGCTCTAAATATAAGTGGACTAGAGGAAGATTCTGGTGCTGTTGGGTTAATTACAGTTATATTAAATTTGATTAAATCGTTATCTAATCCAAGAATATTAGATGTTCTATGTTGTCCTGAGGAATAATATATTTTATCTATTATTTTTGAGTCTGAACTGATGTAATCTGATCCTTTTGTTGTAATCATATCATATGAACCAGATAGATTATCCTCTGAATCATATGTTGTATTAATATCTGAAAATCCTCTAATTTTCCTTTTAGTTTTTCTAAAGTCAGGTGCTATATTTCTTGGATATTGAGCTAATGCAAATGTATAACCTTCAGTTTTATCTATATAATACCCTGCATTTTTGTCTAGGTTAGCTAGGTATCCTTTGTCATGATTTTTTGGAGAAACTTCATATGATTCATTTAGATTATCATTCCATAGAGTATTTTTAGATGAATAACCTCCTAAATTTTTCCCTTCATTACTTTGAAGAACAAATGTACCTATATTCTGGTCATATTTTAAATTTGTAACTAATTGTCTTCCACTTCCAGAGACATTTGTTGTATTTCCTTTTCCAGAACTATTTAAAATAGTATTTATAGGAGAAACGTATGTTGGAGAAAGATCATGAGAATATATAGCGTATATTCTATCGGATTGATATCCATTAGAACCACTTAGGGATAAACCTTTTGAGTCTTTACTTAAAGTAGAATATTTAATTGTTGGGTTAAACCAAATTTCATTATTAAAATTTCCATCTATATTTATACCAGTTTCAAAAACAGATAATCCTTCTTTTACACTAGCTCCTAATAAATTATTGTAATTTAAAGTATCTGTAAATTTATAATTTCCAACTTCATCTTTTACAATATAAGTTGAAGGAGTTGTTTTTCCACCCTTTAAAAAATAATTTTTGTTAGATTTAAAAAGTGAATTGTTTATACCTGTTCTTTGATCTGCAAATGTAATTCGTGTTTTGCCAATTCCTAAAACAGATCCAGGTCCACCACCATATTCTAAAATATTATTATCTATATTAGATTGGAATTCCTTTTCATACCATATGTCTAAAAGTCTATTTGAAAATGTAGCAATATTAGCTACTTCATTAACATTACCCGCAGAAGCAAAATTAGCTGTTTGAGCAAATGGAGGTAAACCATTAATTAAAGGATTTGCAGCTATTGCATTTCCTAAACTAATAGCACCTATAGGAACATCAATATTCAACTTATTGAATTCAACTTTATTTTTTTCTATAACTACATCTTCATATTTTTTTATAGATAAAGATGGGATTAGACCGGTTGGGTCTATTCCTTGTTTATTTAGATGTCCGCCTAAGAATCCAACTCCAGCTTGAGCTAGAGTAGATAATGGCGTGTAAACACCTTCTTTAAGCGCACCACCAGCGTATCCTGCTCCTGGTCCATTCACTCCCCATTTCTGAGATGCCTCGTTTGGTACTGCGACTCTAGATAGTAGATTTTGTTTTGCTGTAAATAATAAACCACTAGGTGATTTAGGATTAAACATATATTTGGTTAATCTAGCAACATCTTGTGCTGCAGATAAAGGAGCATTAATTCCACCACGCAATATAAAATCTGTGTTTGCAGGTGAGTTAATTAAAGGGATTGGATCTTGGATATATGGTTGTCCACTATTTCCCCCGCCAGGTCTGTCATTGCCAAACTTGAGAGATTTCAATACGGTGTCACCGTTCTGTAATTTTGAAAAAAGACCCATTTAAATTAAGATTAAAGTGGTGGGTTATCTAAATATTTTGGTGGAGTAACTCCGTTTAAATCCAACAATGATGGTGATGGAAATCCCGTCATATTTGGATTACCATTAATTGAATATTCATAATGAAGAGTTGAACCCGGTACATCAATATTTGCTGGTGGTGGGGTTGCTCCGTCAAATTGACTCAATTGAGATCCTTGTTGTGTTAGTTGGTTTAATAGTCCCATAATTATTTGTTTTATTATAAATATTATATTATTGAATTCTTAATGTCGGTATTGCATTTACTTTCCCTGTTGTGGATATTAATCTATCTAATCTAGCATTAATTCCGGAGTTTGGATCTTGAATAACCTCTCTTTTAGATGCGGTTCTATTGGATACAGATATAGGCCCTGACATAACGTCATCTCCTTTATCAAATAGGTTTGTTCCTGCAATAACAGTATCTTTATTGTTTAGTTGGATAGCTCCTTCAGGTCCTAGCAATGTGCGTGAACCATATCCACCACCGCCTTGTCCAGGTGACATAACGTCATCTCCTTTAGTCATGGCC